CATCTGTGATTAAAGATGAAATCACCAATACTATCAATAATTACGAACCAAGAGTTGATTTAATTTCTGTCGATGTTTCTCCAAATTATGAAAACAATGAATTTAATGTGACAATTAATTATTACATTGTTGGGATTGATGTATTACCGCAACAGTTATCATTTGCATTACAGCCAACACGATAATGGCATTAGTAAATTTCACTAACCTAGATTTCGATCAAATCAAGACTTCGATTAAGGATTACCTTAGATCGAACTCAAACTTTACTGACTATGATTTTGAAGGATCGACTCTATCAACTCTTATTGATGTTTTAGCATATAACACTTACATTACATCATATAATGCAAATATGATCACCAATGAGGTGTTCATTGACAGTGCTACTCTAAGAGAAAACGTTGTTTCTCTCGCAAGGAACATTGGATATGTTCCTCGTTCTAAAACTTCAGCAACAGCAAATATATCTTTCTTTGTAGATACTACTGGATTTACTACTAGACCATTAACTTTAACACTTAAGAAAGGAACTGTTTGCACATCAACTGGTACTTTTGGAAATCAAAGCTATACATTTACAATTCCAGAAGACGTTACTAGACCTGTTATCAATGGAATTGCGTTATTTCAAAATGTTAACGTTTATGAGGGAACATTTTTAGTTAAGACATTTACTGTAAACTCAAATAATCCAAATCAAAGATATATTCTAGACAACTCTGATATCGATACTAAATCAATTTCTGTTTTAGTTAGAAATACACAATCAAGCAGTGTAACTCGTAAGTTTACATTGTCCACTAGTTTACTTGATGTTGATGCATCTTCACGGGTCTTCTTTATTCAAGAAATCGAAGATCAAAGATATGAACTTATTTTTGGTGATGGTGTATTTGGAGTAGAACTGGACGATCAAAATTACATTGAAGTATCATATGTTACAACTACGGGTGAAGATGCGAACGGAGTTTCCTCCTTTACATTTAATGGAAGAATTGTTGACAACAATAATCGTGTAGTTACTACTGGTATATCTCTTTTAACCACCAATACACAGTCTAGAGGTGGTCAGAATATTGAGTCTGTTGATTCTATTAAGAAGTATGCTCCTAGAATATACGCATCTCAGAACAGAGCCGTAACTGCAACTGATTATGAAACTATAATTCCTACAATATATCCTGAAACAGAATCCGTTTCTGTATTTGGTGGAGAGGATTTAAATCCACCTAGATTTGGAAAGGTTTATATATCAATCAAACCAATCAATGGGACTTTTGTTTCAAGTCAAATAAAAGAAAATATTGTTAATAGTTTAAGAAAGTATAGTGTTGCTGGAATTGTTCCTGAGATACTGGACCTAAAATATCTTTATGTTGAGTTTGATTCTTCAGTTTATTATAATACAAATGCAGCACCAAGTGCAGATTACTTAAAAACCATCGTATCAAATAATATAAACTCATACTCAGACTCTTCAGAATTGAATAGATACGGTGCTAGATTTAAGTATAGTAAATTCTTGAAGTTGATTGATGATAGTAACAGTGCAATCACTTCAAATATAACAAAAATTATTATGAGAAGAGATATGAAACCTGCACTGAACCAATTTGCAGATTATGAGATCTGTTATGGTAATGCTTTTCATATTTCAAAGATGAGTGGATATAATATTAAGTCTTCTGGTTTTAGTGTGAGTTCTGTAAATGGAACAGTTTATATGTCGGATATTCCAAATGCCGATGGAAAAACTGGATCCATATTTTTCTTTACAATAACATCTACAAATACACCAACAGTTGTAAGAAACAATGTAGGAAGAATTGATTATGATCGAGGTGAAATTGTTTTAAATCCTGTAAATATAACTTCCACTTCAAAGAACAATGGTGGAGAATCTATTATTGAGATTTCGGTATCTCCTAGGTCAAATGATGTCATCGGATTGCAAGATTTGTATCTTCAATTAGACCCATCTTCTAGTGTGTTAAATATGGTATCAGATGAAATATCTTCAGGTTCTGATATCTCTGGATCAACATATACGGTAACTTCAAGTTATTCCAACGGAGACCTCGTAAGAATATAACAAAATGGCAGAAACAAGAATCAAAATCAGTTCGATTGTCGAAAATCAACTTCCAGAGTTCGTAAAGGATGAATTTCCTTTAGTTTCAGAGTTTTTAAAACAATACTATCTTTCTCTTGAAAGTCAGAGTTCTGCATATGATCTAGCAACAAATTTAGATCAATATGTAAAGGTAGATACTTTATCGAACTTAATTGATTCCACAACACTTACCACAAGTGTGTCATTTTTTGATACCACACTAAATGTGGCATCTACTGCAGGTTTTCCAGACTCTTATGGTCTCCTTCTGATTGATTCGGAAATAATATCATACACAGGAAAAACTTCTACATCCTTCACTGGTTGTGTTAGAGGATTCAGTGGAGTAAAATCTTTAGAAAATTCATCAAATCCTGATGAGTTAGTATTTTCGGATTCTTCAGTAGAGGAACATACTAACGGTTCTACTGTTAAGAATCTCAGTATTCTTTTTCTCCAAAAGTTCTTCGTAAAACTAAAGACACAGATTACACCTGGATTTGAAGATAGATCCATCTTCAGTGGATTAAATGATGGACTTTTCTTAAAGCAGGCAGTAGATTTTTATTCATCAAAAGGAACAGAAGGTTCTTTTGAAATTTTATTCAGAGCTCTCTATGGTAAAGACGTTACTGTTATTAGACCTCAAGATTATTTGATACAACCATCAGATGCTCAATATAGAGTAACTAAAGATTTAGTTGTAGAAGCAATTGATGATAACATTAATCAATTAGTAAACAGAACTGTTTACCAAGATGAAAATTCTTTCTTACCAAAAGCAAGAGGAACTGTAACTCAAGTAGAAAGAATTCAAAGAGCAGAAAAAGATTATTATGTCCTTAGTCTTGATATTGGATATCAAAGAGATATTGATGTTGATGGTACTGTCTTTGGGGAATTTACCATTCACCCCAAAACACTATTAATTACAGATATTAGAGATACTGATTCCAGTGTAGGCGGATTTTCTCCAAATTTTACTACTCTTGATGTTGACTCAACTGTAGGATTTCCACAATCAGGAGAACTTGCCGTTGATTTAGAAAATGGATCTAAAATTATTATAACTTACACAGATAAAACTCTTACTCAGTTTTTAAATTGTTCTGGAATCACTCAAGAAATTCCTAGTGGAACTGAAATTAAATCAAATGTTTTTGCATATGGATATGACGATTCTCAAAATGTTGTAAAATTTAGAGTAACTGGTGTACTGTCTGATATTCAACTAAGAGAACAAAATTCTTTATTTTCATCGGGGGATCCAATAAAAATAAAGACTCTTGGAGATAACATCAGTGAGTATAAGTTCAATAATTGGTTTTTCAATGTAGCAACGTTTTATGTAACAAAATCTGTACAGTTATTGGATTCTTCTAATAATTCATACGCTATAAATTTCTATGATAATCACTCTTTTGTTATTGGTGATAGAGTTTCCATATTACCATCCTATGGGAGACCTGGAACTGAAGTCTTTGGAACAGTAATTTCCTATAGAAACGAAAAATCAATTACTATTTCTGGTCAAGGTTCCTTAAATGTAAATGATACATTTGATGTTAGAAAGGTATTATCAAGATTTGATTCGAGTAATTATCCATCTCTTGACGAATATACTACTAATGTTCAAAATGTATACATCAACAATGATAGATCATTGTATGTTGCCGCTCCATCATTACCAACATACTTAAATCAAAAAATAACAGTAAATGATAGATCAGTAACTTTTTCTGGAATTTTTGTAGGTCAAAGTTTATCAATTTCCAATCATCCTTTCTATACTGGTGATGCGGTTTATTATAGATCTGGTGGAGAAGGAAATAACTTAGGTATAGATGATGGTTTTTACTTTGTAAGAAAAATTAACGAAAACACGATTCAACTTGCAAAGAGTAGAGCTAATCTTTTTGCAAATAAAGTTGTTTCGGTTTCGGGAACTGTATCAAATAATAAATTAGAATTTTCTTCTTTTGTTTCAGAAAATTCGGGAGAAACAAAACAATTAGAACCACAGAAGTTGATTCGTAAAATATCAACCCCAGTTAATGATGAAAGTATATTTGAAACCTTACCAGGATCTACTGGAATTTTAGTCAATGGCGTTGAGGTATTAAACTACAAATCAAATAATAGTGTTTTCTATGGTCCCATAGAAAATATTTCGGTCACTTCTTCTGGATCTGGATATGATGTAATTAATCCACCAGTTCTTCAAGTTTCAGATTCTATTGGATCTGGTGCTACTGCTTATTGTAATGTAAAAGGCACTCTGGATAGAATAGATGTAATTGATGGTGGATTTGATTACCTAGAAGAACCCAGAATTAAAATTTCTGGAGGGAATGGTTCTTTAGCAGATGCAAAAGCAAACTTAATATCTTTTGATCACTTAGTCAACTTTAATGCTAGTCCAACATCTGGTGGAGTTAATGCAACAACTTATGAAATTTTATTCATTGAAGACCATAAGTTTAGAGACTATGAACAGGTAATCTACGATCCACAAGGTCAAACTGTAGTTGGGGGATTGTCAACTAATTCTTCCTATTTCGTGTCTGTAATCGACTCTAAGACTGTTAAACTGCACAATACCTACTCAGATAGTATTTTGGGAGTAAATACTGTTCCCGTTGCTAACACTGGTAATGGTATTCAGAGATTTAAGTCGATTAATAAAAAGAAAAAGATTGGTTCGGTAACTGTAATTTCACCAGGAAACAACTACGAAAACAAGAAGAGAACCTCTGGTGCATCTGGAATCAATACTGCATCAAATACAATTTACATCGAAAATCACGGATATCAAAGTGGAGAAATAGTAACTTATGACTTTACAGAGAGCTCAATAGTAGGATTAGCATCAACCGCAACTTATTATATTACAAAGGTTGATGAAAATAACTTTAAACTTTCTTTAGTTGGTACTTCTACCACTCAACCAAAAAATATTAATTACACTACAAGAGAATATGTAGATTTTATTAGTTCTGGTAATGGTGTTCATATATTCAATTACGAACCAATAACCGTTACTGTTTCTGGAACTATTGGAGTTTCTACTCTAACAGGTCAAGATTTTAATGCAACTCTTCAACCAATTTTTAGAGGAAGTATTGAATCTGTTCATGTTCAAGATGGTGGAGATTCGTTTGGATCTTCCGACATTTTAAATTACAACAGACAACCAGAATTTTTACTGTTGAATGGAAGTGGTGCTCAACTAACTCCGATTATTAATAATGGATCGATTGTAGATGTTATTATTAATCATCCAGGAAGTAATTATAATTCTCCACCAAATATAACTGTTAGTGGAAGTGGATCAGGAGCATTATTAACTCCAATAATTTCTAACGGAACAATAACATCAGTAAATGTTGTTTTCGGTGGTTCTGGTTATCTCGATTCCGATACTTCTATTGCAGTAACTGCTGCTGGACTATCTGCAAAATTTGAGTGCAATATTAAATCTTGGAACATAAACTTATTTGAAAGATTTGTTCAAACAAATCAAATCACTGACGATGATGGTGTTTTAGGAGATAGTTTCTCCGGATTTGGATTGGAGTATTTCCATTTATACTCACCAAGAAAACTCAGATCTTCAGTTTTAGGAACAAGATATAGAAATGGTCGCATTTTCTATCAATTAGATCTACAAGTTATTAATGGAAAAGAAGTAACTTCAAATGCACACTCTCCAATTATTGGATGGGCTTATGATGGAAACCCGATTTATGGTCCATATGGATATTCATCAATTACTGGAGGATCTATCAGATCTATGGTTTCTGGTTATCAGTTAAAACTTCAACCAGACAGACCAAGTGTTACTTTATATCCTGCAGGATTCTTTGTTGAAGATTATGAGTTTGTGGGGGATGGAGACCTCGATGAGCACAACGGTAGATTCTGTGTTACTCCAGATTATCCTAATGGAGTTTATGCATATTTTACGACTATTAGTGACGGTCAAGTAGATTCTGTTGGAGTTTTTAAAAACTACAAGTCACCAGTATTCCCATATTTTGTTGGAAACACCTATAGATCCAAACCAGAAGAATTTAATTTCTTAAAATCATCAAATCAATCAGATATTAGCATTAATAATACTAATTGGATTAGAAATACAACACCATATAATATAACAAATTCTAATAGTGGATATAATTTCTTATATAATCCTAATAATATTAGAGCACAAATTTCTCATGTGAAATCTGTAACAAAGGGAACAATAAGTTCTGTGGGAATATTGACAGGAGGAGAAGGTTATCAAGTAAATGATAAGATTATATTCAAAGAGACCGATCTTTCTTCCAAAAAACCAACATCCAGTATCTCCTTTATCAAAGGAAAAACTGTAAATTCTGTTAGTGTAGCATCTTCAAACCTATCAAACTTAGAGTTTTATCCAGATTCCAACGGATATGTTGCAGTTTCTACTTTACCACATTATTTCAACAATAGAGATATTGTAACTTTTACATCAGATTTTGAAGATTTGCAGACCACAAATATATCAAATCGAATTAATAGTTTAGTTGTATCTACTGGAATTGGTTCTACAACCTATACCGGTCTTGTTACATACTTTAATGTAATTGGCAATCTTTCGGATTCCTTTATTAGAGAAAATGACATTTATCAAGTATTGGATGAAAGAGTAAAGATTCTTAATATTGATGAAGATTCATCTAGAATAAGAGTCCTTAGAAATGTTGGTGAAATATCTGGAATTACAACTTATTCTGTTGGAATTGCTATAACAGAAGTTACTAGAAAGTTATATCTCGATTTAGATATAAAAAATAACTATGATTTTAATTTAAACAAAGAGTTTTACTTTAACCCAACAGAATCTTTGGGAATAGGTACTACCGCTGGACCTGGAGTTGCAACAACATTAACATTCTCAAATCCTGGAGTTGGTGCTACTCAAATTTCAATTCCAACTAGATCGATATACCTACCAAATCATCAATTATTGTCTGGAGATGAATTAATTTACTCCTCCAATGGAGGAACTCAAATATCAATTTCTACTGATGGAGTTTCTTCATATCAACTTACAGAAAATTCAGTTGTTTATGCAACTAGATTGACTTCTGATCTTATTGGAATTAGTTCATATCGTGTTGGATTAGGAACTACTGGTTATTATGCTGGAATATCAACTGCTGCAGATCTTTTATATCTGACTAATGTTGGAAGTGGAGAAATTCATAGTTTTACTACAAATTATGGAAGTATTTTAACAGGTAATCTTTCAAAGAATGAAGTAACTGTTTCTACAGCATCCACTCATGGACTTCAGTTGGGTGATAATGTTGTTATGAATGTCAATGCTGGAATTTCCACTCAAATTTCAGTTTCTTATAATGACTATAACAGAAGAATTGTTATTGATAAATTAGATTTCTTATCATCTGCTGTTGATATTGCAAGAAATACTGTAACAATACCAGATCATGGTTTATATACCAGCCAAAAGGTAATTTATACTTCATCCTCACCATCTGGAGGTTTATTAAATGAGGGTATTTACTATGCTATTGTTGTAGATGAAAATACCATCAAATTATCGGATAGTTATTACTATTCTTCAAGAATAGAAAGAAATGAAGTAAACATTACGTCAGCATCAGATGGTTCTATTTCTCCAGTAAATCCAGCAATAAAACTCACTAATAAGAATACTTTAGTTTTTGATGTATCAAGTTCAACACTTTCGTTTACAAACAGTGGAATATTGTATTCTGCATTTAATCTCGACTTTTACAATGATCCTAGTTTTAAGTATCCATTCGAGTTTACTGATATTAATAATGTTGAAGTAGTAAAAACTGGAAGAGTTGGAATCGATACAACAGCAACAGTTGCTCTAAGAGTCAATGACTCTACTCCAAGAAAGTTATACTATAAACTTACTCCTACGAATTTGGATATAATTCCTTCAGTAAAGGAAGAAGTCATTGTAGATAATGAAGTAGTTGATGGCAATTCTGTCAATATTGTTCCGAGCATTTATAGTGGAAGTAAATCAATTTCTGCGATTACTTCAAATACATTTACTTATCTTGTATCTGAAACTCCAGAACAATTAAGTTACAATACAAATGATTCCGAGTTATCTTATATAACGAACTCTACAAATGCTTATGGTGAAATAGAATCTATCACTACAAACTATGGTGGTCTTAACTTAGATAGAATACCTGAGATTGAAAATATATCTTCTAACTTAGGATCAGGAGAAGTTTTACAAGTATCTACTAATAGTATTGGAAAAGTTCTGAAGACAAATATCGATGATATTGGATTTGGATATTCTAATGATTATTCGGTAAGGCCAACAGCAAAACTTCCAGATGTTATCAAACTCAATCCACAATCTTCTTTCAGATCTATCGGAGTTTCTTCTGTCGGAAGAGGATATTCAATTGCTCCAGATTTAATCGTTCTTGACGGAATTACGGATAACGTTATATCTGATGTTGATTTGAGATATGATTTGGATTCGAGAACAGTAACTATTCTGAAAAATACA